GCGCTATGCAGGGCTTCCAGCACGCGAGCTTCGGCAGAATAGTCTACCCCATCGAGCTTTATCGTCTTCAGTACGTCAGCCATAATAGCTTCTCCTTTGTTAGCAATTGTATTATAGATAGGGTGCACTTGAATGGCATCCAGCGAATCTAGATGTATACGTGCAGTGTCTCCCGCACGCGCCTTGTCCACTAACGAAACATGATTAGCACGAATGTTGCGCTGTATGTAGTCGTAGGTCTGCCCACACCATCTGGCTCCAGGAGTGGCCTCTTCCAGCTCACACGAATAGCCCACACTCAGCTCTCGAATACCACCGACCACTGCCGCAACAGCCGTTGCATCATGTATGACCATGCCTATTGAAACATTGTACTGGTCTGTGTCTTCCCCACCAGAGGGGTTATCGCCTAAAGTTCCGATCTGGTAGTCCTTTACATTATCTGCGGTCAGCATCACAGTAGGGTGGAAGAGCGTCAATGGTTTCAGTTTTAGAGAATCAAGAAACGCTTGGGCAAATACTTCTCCGGGTAGACGTAGCTCCTTAATAGTAGAGCCGTCAGCCTTCTGGTACTCGTACACACCTGTGGTACACACCACGGCCTTACCTTGTAAAAAACCTTCTGGGGTTTTCTCGAACTTCGTCTGCATCCACTCAGGAGCGGTTATTGTATCATATCTATTAACCATAGCAGTCCCCTTATTTCTTGTTAGGCTGTTTGCTATTGGGACTAGGTTTAGCATTGGGTTTCTGCTCCCCCTTCTGCTCTTTCTTTGTCGCATAAGGCATATAGCACCTCCTATATAGTTAAACTCATATATATAGTAATATATGTATAGCACATAAACGCAACCATGTCAAGTACCCCAACTACCCCTTATGAAATGGGTCGAGTTCAGACACTTTGAATACACGATCTTTCTTCTCTACGCACAACTCTGTGTAATTACCTTTTTCATTTACAGTAATTCGTATGGTTCCATACTCAATGCTCTCAACGGCATTTTGAATTCTATCGAGTAATTCTGGCGTACATTGCATCTCATTCCTCCTCTTTTATAGTATGGCTTCATTCTGTATCAGGGGTAGCCAGTATGGAGTGCAGACACATCTACACAGAATGGCTTGCCCAGGATGCACTTCCGGCATTAGACGAGTGCGGGGGACCCATGTCCTTCCGCCATCCTCAGAGTACACTGTGGGGTCGCTCAGCTTACACAGTTTGCCGTCTATCTCCCAGTGACTAGGGACAGCTCTGCGGTAGATTCCGCGAGGATTGCCCCTTACACGTTCATCTCTAGCACTTGTCCACAGATAACCGTCAACACCTATCTCTTCAAATTGACTACGAGTAATTGCGTACTGTAGCTTGCCCACCTGATCTCTAGCAATCAACCGTGCACGGTATCCAGTGATGCTGTCGGACAGCTTCTGTATCCCGTCTACCATCTCCTCAAAGGTCCAGCCAGACTGGAACCCCGTGAGTAGTGTAGTATTCAACTTAGTCACATATTCTTGCGCCAGACTCTTTATGAGTCTGTGATTCTCGTTTACCCACAGCCGCTTGGCCGCAGGCCACCACGAATTGGCTGTTCCCAAGGGGGTGCCCAGCACAACAGAGACCTGCTTGCCCCACATGCCCTTTTCAAACGCAAACACACGTTCTGCTACGGATGCAACATAGTCTATAACGAGTCCAATATCGTAACCTACGGCAAACAGTAAAGCTATCTCTTTCTCAATCTCTACTAATAGTTGCTCTAGCTCATCATCGAGGGCATCGAACCGTCTCGCACCATCATGCAGGACTGCTATACTGTCACTCAAACGTATCCATGTGGGTAGACGACCCTCTATCCTCGACAGAATCTTCACTGTTATAGCCTTCATATCATTCTGAATGGATACAGCGTAACTGTGCTCTATAGCTATAGGATATATCCTCTTTGGGACCTTCTGTATAAGCAAGGCTCTCCGCTGTTTAGGGGACATATTCTGCAACCGCAGGCGCAACAGTAAATGAAACTCACTTCTTCTTTTTATCATTGGGAACGCCCTTTACAATAGGTTCGTCTTTGGGGCCAGGTACATCTTTCTGGTTAGGGGGTGTGCTCTCACCCTCCTCTGCAAAGGGATCAACAAACTCTTCTGCTTCGGGGGGTGTCCAGTCATGCTCTTTGCTTACATCCAGAACATCCTTAGCCCCCATAGCAACAAATACCCCCTCTGTCTCGGCCTTTATCTTCTCTGTTTCTGCATCGAGCTTATCTACTTTGGCCCGCTCCTCTTCTGAAAGCTGGTATAGTGGATTAAACGTTATCGGAGGAGCCTTCTTTATATTCTTATAGGAACAAACGATGTCTACAAGGCGGCGGATAGGCCCTAGCAGTCTATTACGCTGAGCGGCTTCTACGAGATCATAGTAGTTGCGCAAGTCATTTTCACCTGTGGCATTGAGTCCCGCAGGTGATCGCCCGAATAAACGTGTCACAGGAATACCTGTGGAGCCTGAGAGTTGGAGCATGAAACGGTCTATAACTTCTGGTAAACCCGCCAGAGTAGCATAATCACGAGTGTATTCCTCATCATCGCCCAATAGCACCGCATTGATGACGCTCTTGGTGCGGTTCATGACCTCAACCCGTTTTACTATTTTCTGCTCTTGCCCAGCCGCCAACATCTCTGCAAGGTGCTTTATCTTGTATTTGCCTATGATAAACTCCATGAGAATGTTTACTGTAGACTGGGTTATTCCCCCAAGGTTTTTGAGATCGCCATATATGCGCTGGAGAGAACTCATACCCCAGTACCGCAGATTGGAGCCTACAGAGGCTCGCATGCGCGTGGGAATGGCGTCGTTGCGAAATACAATGACCCTAGAGTGGTGTACGAACATAGGGACAATATGAGAACCAACATAAGAGTTGATTTTGTAAACTATCACTTGTCCAAACATAGGGGAGTTAGGATTCTCCTCAAAAACACATTCTGAAATGGGGATGTTAGTACGGTCAACTACTTTGAGATACTCAATAGCCTTTATATGTTTAAGGTCCAGGGGTGTGTTAGGTGCGCGCCCGTCCATAGCCCCCACAATAATCAGGGAGCCTCCGAACAGTCTCTGCCATTTAATAGCCTCATTGAAGTGCTCTTCTGCATTAAGGCGTTGGAATTCCTCCAGCACAGTCTGTCCCGCAGGGTTTATGTCTTCCTCAAGGTATATCCACTCACGGGTTGAGTCATCCGCGACAACGTCAATAATTCTTCCGCCGAGACCGTCCCCTGTGTAGATCATGGCTAGTGTGTCGTCATCTATCATTGTCGTAGACCCATATTGGGTGTACATAGACTTATCGTTTACACCGCCTAAGCCGGTAAAAAAATTAGCCCAGCCATCGAAACGGGGAATCGTTACGACAGTGGGCGATTGAGAATCTATGTGTATATCGGTTTCAGGGAAAAGTATATCTTCCACAAACAGCCTCCACTATATATTGAATCTTATATATAGTGTATAGCATACTCTTTACATTATGTCAATAGTCCCAGATACCCGGGTCAGTAATCCCAAATAGGACTATTCATGAAGTCTTTTGTCAGACTAAATCCTCCTTCTCGTAACAGGCTCGCCGCTGAATCTGGGGCATCGTCTGGCTCTTGCTTCTCACGATAGTCAACACACATCTCCATATAAGAAGAGTCTGTCTCCCGTGCCCACTCAATTAAGTTCCAGCTCTCATACAGATAGGTGGCGATCTTCACATGCTTATTTGTGCTCTCGTGGTAATCATCTACCCATATCCCCTCGCGCCTCACCTCTGGATTCAACTTTATCGCTTCCGCAGAATAGCCCTTATCGGCATTATCCTCCATATAGAACTGTTTGCAGTTATATTGCAACAATTTCATAGCGACAAAACTGATCCAATCCTTAATACTGCCATGGTACGCAAAGCCGACAGCGTTGATGCGCCCATTAGGGAGTGTGCCCATGATAGTCAAAGCGTTCCAA